AGCAAATAGCCAGCCTCTACAAATCTAAATGCATAAAAACTAAGGTTTTAGCTGCTTCAATCCGTGATGTCCGGTCAGTTGGGTTAGCTTTCCAAAAAGGCGCTGATATATGCACAATCCCTGTGGGGGTCTTCGATAAGATGGTAAAACACGTATTAACAGATCAAGGGTTAGAGAAGTTCAACCAAGACTTCGCTAAAGCCTGTGAGAATTTGGCATAATTTTCTGAAGGCTTTATTAGTATCGACGGGGGACGGACGCGCCCCCATAGGGGGTATCAATTAACGCAGGCGCGGACGCGATCAATTAACGCAGGCACGCGCGATATTCCCTAAGATCCTTTGGTATCACTGGGTTGATGTCGCACTATGAATGCACCATCACGCCCTCGCGATCAATTAACGCAGGCGTGTAGGTGTTCCAACTACCGCGCGCGCGTGAGGTGAGCCACAAGCGATCTGTATCCTCATTTCAACACAAACGATAGACACTAGACCAGCACTGTGATAATCAATCGAATTGTTTTACATAAGCAATTCTTATCACCACTGCTATCACTGGCTTTGTGCTTCTTTCCACCTTAGGAACATTTGCAAAGGTGGAAGCAATCGGTTATTGTACTTTCATAGGATTCTTGAAGATTGAGATCTTTCGAACTCTCGACTAGAGAGTGAGAGAGTTCTCAAGATTCAATCAGAATCCATGAGACTTCACTCCGAGGCGGTGTCCCTTCAGCCTCACCAAATCTGATTCAGTGGTGCCCCTTCAACTGAGTCATACAAACGAGTTTAGAGCTACGCTCTGTCGTCAAGACAGATGAGTCCGGTGCCCCTTCAGGACAAGACAGCGTGACCTTGATAAGTCACAGACTTAGCCCATCGAGAGCTAAGGATCTAAACGAATCAGAACAAGCAGCCCGTGCTAACTGAGTTCATACATCAACATCATGAGAACATGATTACCTAGCATCGACAAGGATGCATCCACCTGCAAGTGGTGGACTAGGTTTGTGCATCTATTTTATTATGCAAACTTATCAAATGTTCATGGGTAGAGACATACCTTCAGGTGGTTACGTTAGTAACCAAGAGTGGGATGAATTCTGTAAATCCTGTATTGATACACGCTTCGATGGTTACACCATCAGCGACGTACAAGGACGCTGGAAAGGTAAAGATGAGGACACCAAATGCGTGACCATATCTACTGAGTACCGTGAACTAATCAATCAGGTTGCGACTCTATTCAGGGACACATTCAAACAAGATAGCGTAGCTATACAAACTCTTCCACCTATGGAATTTGTATAGTGGACGGCGAGGGTTCAACTCCCTCTCTATCTCTGGGCTTTAGCCCTTTTATTCTTTACATTTAATATCATGTTCATTATCTCATCAAGATACAGCGAAGCTGTTGAGTTTGTTGCTGTTAATCCTTTGAATGCTACTGCATTGGTACGATTTACCTCTGGTGGTGAGTATCTATACCGCAATGTATCAAGGACTAAGTTAGTTAACTTGATGCTACAACCCAACCTATCACTAGGATTCTGGGTTCAATCATTACGCAAGGAAGCAGTGCTTCAACGTAACTATAACGACAGAGCTGGCGCTCTTACTTATGAATTAGTGGGTGCATCTTGCTCATCTAATACATTACCAAGGATGCTTCAAGCTGCTTGATAACACTGGGGCTTTGCCCCTTTGGATGATTAGTTAAATGGTTATAACTATGGATTGTCTATCCATTATTGAGGGTTCGATTCCCTCATCATCCGTTACTACTCAATGAGAGTAGTCCCTTTATTTCTCATGCGTAAGATTGAAAGCTTGATGGTCCAAGCCATCAAGGATGGACGTGATTGGAAATCATCCAACACAGAAGTTCAAGCACATCCCAGTGGTAACAATGAAATGCGTGTCTTCTTACATGGAAATCACATAGCTAGTTACAAGGATGGAAACCTTTTAATAAACAATTGTGGATGGCGTACTAACACTACTAAGTCACGCCTTAATGCGATCATCAATGAGTTCTTAGATGGCACCAAGAATGGTATCTATCAAAAGAATCATTGCTGGTATGTCATTGACCATGGACGTCACTATAACTTCGATCATGGTGCGTGGTATTACTTCAAATCAAATGCATTAGATGTAACTCATACAGTAACTAACAGTGAGTTAGTTGCTGTTTAATATCCTTCCACTTTAGTACAATTATTTATTTTTATTATGTCTGTTATTCAAAATGAGATGCTGTATGAAACCTACCTCGAGGAAGTAATCGAGGAGGCTGTTCTTACAGATACTCTTGCTATGTATTCTCAAGAAGATTTACACATAGCAACCAT